AATAAATTTGTGCAATATTTTTATTTTTAGTATCTTGGGGAACACCAGGTTTAGTTGGTTTTTGATTTACTTTACAATCAACATCTAAACCTGTACCTGAGTTTTCAGTAGTACCTGTTTTACCCGGACTACCTTCTTCAACAGATTGTTTAGGTATAACAACCTCTTCACCTGTTGTCGTTACATTTTTTATTGTAATTTTACCTTCATCAAAAAATTTACCTAAATTTTTCTCACCAATCGTTTTTTCTTTTAAAAATCTTTTAATACTATCTACACGTCTTTCAGATAGATTTTTATTATAAGTAACACTTGCAACCGCAGATGCCGAACCTTCTAATTCAATACTAATAGTACCTAAACCTTTACTAATAATATCATAAGCATCAGTTATGAAATTTTTCTCACCTTCAGCAATTTTTTTAAAATTAGTTTTTATTACGGAATCGAAAAACTCACCAACTCTAATATCAGCATCATCACTTTTAAAAACCGCCGCCGCACTATTTTTATATTTCTCAATATTACTTGCTGAGACGTAAGTTTCATATATTGAACCAAAATTCGCTGTCGTTGTTTTATCAGGGTTTTTACCCGGAATATCATTCTCAAAATAAAATGCAAAATCTAAATAAGTGTTTTCAAAATCAGCAACTGAATTATCTGTTTCAGTCTGTGTTGTTTGATTATTATTTGAAACATCAGCAGTTGGTGTTTGAGAATTATCCGAATTTTTTTTAGGTATTTCTCTATTAACTTGACCAACAGTTTCAACGTCTGTTAATCTAGGATTACTTAAAATTTCTTGATATGTGTATAAATCATTTATACTTATTGTGTTAAATTTAATAGCCAATTGATAGATATCATATTTAACACAACCCGCAAAAAACGAATCAATTATTGATTCAATTCTTTCTTTAGATGCACCTTTTAATTGTTTTTCAACAATTGTATTCATTACTGAAGGATGGTCAACAATCATAGTCCAAGACAATGAACCTGTTCTAGTTGTACTTTTATATGTATATACAGGTTCAGGTCTACCTAAGAAAACCGCTTGTCCCCAATCCGCCTGACTAGTATCATTAAATTGTAAGTTATACGGTGGGAACCACATAACCCTACCACCGTTTGGACCTCGTTCACATACAGGTAAATCATCATATGTAAAACCAGGTCGACTTGATGTTCTCCAAGCCAAATTCTCAATTGAGAACATATATTTTTTTACGTGTCCACCTTTACCACTAGCATCATCAGGAAATATGTTAGTTGAATCAACCCCTTTTAAAGGTGCGATATTAAGGTTGTACGTATTATCTAAAACTGAATATGTAAATCTTCTTCCCGATGTTGTAATACCATCAGTTTTTTGTAAATCAGCGTAAGTATAATATGGTGTATCTTTAGTAAATACACGACAATATTCAAGACCTTTTTGTGAACCATCAGTATCATCTTGATAAGATATTACCTGAGAACCTTTAGTTATTTCTTTGTACCCATCATTAAACACTTTACTAACTTGATTAATCGCATTACCAACATGTTTTAATCTATTAATACCTGAAACATTATCAGCTGAATCAACTAATCTCTGAGTATTATCTAATATTGAATTTTCTTTAAAGTCAACGTTTGTTGATTGAGACCTATCAAATTTACTTGATATCTCATTGAATTCTTCATCCTTAGTTCCTGAACCTCCCCCAGGTATTGCATGGAATCCTGCATCACCTTTATATTTAGGTGAAACCCAAACTAACCCACCATCAATACCACCGTCGTCAGTTAATGATTTTCCTGCAAGACCAAAATTTAAATCACCTTGATTTCCTTCAAACAATATTGACATTTCTGACGGACCATAAACAGGTGTTTCAACTTGTTCACCATAAGGGTTAACCGGTATCGCCTCTGAAGGTGATGTTATAGTACTTGGGTCTGAATTAACACTACCAACATAAAAACCACCTGATATTGTACCATTAGGATTTATAATACTTGCAGCTAAATCAATTAAAGTATCGGCAATACCTAATATACCTCCAAAATCTTTTTGATATCCAGGTTGGTATCTGTTATAATCTAAATTGTTAAATAAGGCTGACCTCTGAGCATTACCTGTATTTGCTAAGAAAATTTGTGATGGGTTTCTCTTAATATTTAAGATAGGACCTAAAAACCCTCCCGTTAATTGGTTAACAACATTTAACGCTTTTGATGTTTGTTGTGTCTCAAGACCTCCCTTAGTATTTTCATCAAAATAATCACCCGGTATAAATGAAACAGGCCAATACGTTCCCGCAATTCTTGACGCAAAATCAACCGCTCTTGTTACAGGAAATTCAGGAACCGTAATTCTCCAATTACGATTGATTAAAGGTTCTTGACCTGTAACAACTAAACTTGCATTAAACACATCTGATAATGCTTGTACGTTTAATAAACCAATTGTTTGTTGATATATTTCAAAATTAATTCTTTCTTGAAATAAAGTATTCAATTGCTTAACCGCAATCTTAGCCAAATAGTTATCTTGAGATAATTTACCATCACTACCTACGGGGTCATTTGATGATAATACTTCATAAGGTTGATATATTGAAGGTATAAAAGGAGCTGGTGTTACCGTATTGTCATAAACATAAGGTAAAAATAATTTATCATTATTACTTATATCACCAACTGAAATTGAATAATCGTACGCACCTTGTAAAGGTATATATTTATTATTTATTAATGGTGATATTGGTAATTTATTTAAATATAAATCACTACTTTCTAATACTAAACTCTCTAAAGGTTCGTAAGGACCTTGATTTGGTGTAACAGGTAATGGGGGACCATTAAAGTTTATAACAGTATCATACCCACCACTAGGTCCGTATTCATTTAATGGATATAATTGATTCGCAAATGGGTCATTAGCAATTAAATCATTCGGTGAATCAACAACAGGTGATTGACTTAATGTAATTTCATAATTTAAAGGACCTGCAGGTGGCGTATAAACACCCGTAACAGAGTAACTAGCTAAATTTTTAGCCATTAAGACATCTCTAAACGATGATGATGATGCAAATGATAACGTACTATTCGGCATTACTTATATCTTTTATTCAATAAATAGAGTATTTTTTATTTTTTAATTCCCGACCAAACATTGTTATTAGATGACGCAATCATTTTAACTAATTGTTGATTAACCGCTGGGTCATTTAACGCTATTTGTAATTGTTTAGTATCAACACCTGCAGGAGCATTTATATTTAACGTTATGTCTATTTTACCTGAAACATCAGATTTTGTTTTAACCTCCATCAATTTTAACATATCTTCAGTAGACATATTCATAGATTTAGCAACTTTGTTTATCTTATCATCCGTCACAGCGGCAGTTGTTGGTTGAATCTTAGCTATAGGTTCAGTTCCAAATACAGGTGTAGTTAATGTTGAAGTACTATTTTCAGTTCCAGGTACTTGAGTTCCTTTAAATTCACCCTTTAACAGATTTTCTAAGATAGAAATCATATCTTTCGATATTTGATTATTACCTGACATTATTTTGTCTTTTTCTTCTTTTGAATATTGAACTAAATTATCTTTAGCCTCCATAATACCCTTACTAACACTTTCCATTGATGATGCAAACGCCTTAGTAACATCTTCCATCGAACCTTCACCTCTCGCTAATTTACCCAAAGCATCCGTAATTCCTGAAACATTTTTTTCAAACCCGTCTCTAATCGTTTTAACATCTAATGTTTTACTTAATGCGTTAGTATACCCAACTACAAGGTCTTTTTGAGCCATACCCATATCTTCAGTGATTTTAGCCGAACCTATCGCCAATGCGGTTTTACCTCTTAACGCATTAATCGCGTTTACTTGTTCTTTTGCAATGGTATTTGATTCTCGTAATAACTCTTCTTGACTTTTAGGTTGAGAATCTTTTAAGAATTTTTCAAGTCCTTTTTGGTCTCCTTGGAATTGTTTCAAGACTTCATTAACATCTTTCATCTCCCCGTCAACATTCATTTGAATTTTACCATCTTTCATTTGGGAGATATTCGCAATCAATGTTTTTTGTTCTTCACTCGCAAATTCAGGGAATTGGATTTTTTGCATTTTAATATCCATCTCCGCCGCGGCTTTTGACATCTTAGCAAATTCTGACGAACTCATACCCGCAGCATCCGCCAATTGTTTCATTCTTCGGATTTCACCAGGTGCTATTCTAATATTTCCTTTAGCATCTAACTCAGTTAATGATTTACCCATATCAGCCAATGATTTCATCATTTCTTCAGGGTCATTCATTGACATATTCATTAATCTAAGAGGGTCTAATAAATCACTTTGTGTTACACCTAATCTTTGGAATGCTGCTGCCATATTAATAGCACCTTCAGGGTCAAACGCTTTATCAACCGCCCTAAATATTTCACCCATATCAACACGTAAACTCGCACCTGTCGCGGCCATTTTAGCCAAACCTTCAACACCACCTTTGAAATTGTGTTCATCTAATTTACCCATATTTGCCGCAACTGAAGATGTTACGGCTTGTAAATTAACACCTAACGCCCTTGAAGTATCAAACACTGTTTGCATTTCATCCGCGATGTTATTCATATTATAACCCGCATTAATAAATCCTTCAGTTAAACCTTCAATTGATTGACCTGAAACGTCAGCTGCTATTTTAATATTTTTAAGGAAGTCAGTACTCATTAACAGATTACGACCTGTTGTTTTTGAAATCGCTCCTTGAGCAGTTACAGCATCATTAAATTCCGCACCAATTGATAATGCGTTTGCAAGTGAGTCAGCAAGTGTCTTCTTAATCGCCATAGAAGATTCACGGGTAAGACCCATACTTTTAGCGACACTTGAATATCCTTCCTCAAGTATTTTAACTCCTTCTTTAATAGTTTCAGGATTAGCGTTATCTGCAAAGGCTTTAGTCGCCTGAACAAACTTATTACCTAACCCTTCTTCTAAACCTGACGTTTCTTCATCCATAATTATAACCCTTTATAAATAAATACACCAAAGGTTAATTTTCCTTTGGTGTATAATCCTCAACAATTCTATCAACAATGTATTTTCTAATGTAAGTTGGTATCGTTAGAAACTCACTATATTGAGTTCTTAATATCTTGGACATAAGATAAAATTCCTCAATAAGATATTTTGAATAATCAGAAGAAAGGGCGAAAAAAGTCCACCCCAAAGGATACATTAAATGTAACCAATTCTCCTGACGGGGCGTTTACTTGTCTTTTTAAGTCTAGTTGAGGAACATTATCTTTTAAGAAAGTTCTAATGTGTTTTGAGTCCATAATAGGTAAACGAGAAATAAATTCTGATATAACACCAGCATCTGAATCACCATTAATTGAAACTATTTCTTTTGCTAACCTAGCGGTAATTAAAGGAGCTGTCACACCTTTTGGATACTTCGTCATTAACATATCAATATCAATCCCCTCTTGGAAAGTTAACGGTCTTAATTTAACTTCAACATTTGTTCTAGGTAATGTTGTTGAGAACAATCCATTTTCATCCGGTTTAACCTCAGTTTCTTTTAACGTTAAAACATCAATAATCTCACTATGTTCAAACAATTTATTTGTTTTAGGGTCAACTAAATTTATTTTATATTCAGGACCAAATGATGAATTTCTTAAAAATATTAAAATTGCTTCAACATCACTATCAACAAGTTCATCAGGTCTTAACTCATTTTCATAAACTTTACTTCTAAGTAATGTCATAATAATATTTTCTTTATTTTCATTACTCATTAAATAATTTTCATCAGTCGCAGTTAAATAACCAACTTTAATAGATGATTTTTTTGACTTATAAAAAACACCTTGTGTAGGTAATTTTACAATATCGTGAGGTAAATTAAAACCTTCCATTCCGGCCTTTCTTACATTTTCATCAATCATTTCCATATAATATCTTTTTTTTTTAAATATAATTTACTTACTTTTTATATAAAGTATAAAACAAAAAAATCCACGCAAACAAATTACGTGGATTTAATTTTAATAAATTATTTTTATTAGTATACTAAAATACAACGGTCAGGTCTTAACGTCGCGTTAATCTCAGCGATACCGTCGGTACTATAACCTAATGAACCAAAATCAACATTTGTTAACCAAGCACCTTCTAATATCCATTTTTCAACAACAACACCTGTTGGGTCTAAAAGTTCTAAGTCAACATTTTTCTTATAACCTGCAGCATAACCCATACGTCCTGTAACTGATTCCGCACATAAACGAACCCATTCCATTAACGCTTGTGATGCCGAAGGTCCAATTGGGTCTCTAAATTTAACACTTATCTCACCCCAGTTAAAACGACCCGCAACCCAAGTTGAAGTATTCAAAAATTGAATCTCAGTTGCACCGATTGTTAATTTAGGTCTCGAAGTACTTTCCACAAACCATTCGTTAATTCCTAATGTTGACGGGAAACGTAATATAAACCTGTTTTGTCTTTTAGGTTCGTATGGTATGGGCATTTTCATTAATAAATCAGCCATCTTATTTTTTTTTG